GACTCATATACCTGTCAAGCAAGCGGCTCCCTATGCGGATTTGCAACCTGATGCGAAACCATACTATGGGCAAACGGAATTCTGGGATACACATGCCATTGAACGACGATATCTGTTTGGAGACGCTGGTGCCTCTCATAAGAGTGAAACAATTTCTCATGCCAACTTGACTAAAATGTTGTCTACTAAATTGTTGCAACTCGTTAAGAGGAACAATAGAGAATTTTGTAATGCTGTACCATTGAGGAGCAATGTTTTGCTCATTCCGAACCATATAATCGAAAATCGCACTGTATATGTCGATATTACGACTGCACATGGACATAAAATCCGTGGGAATCCCCTGTCTCGCGAGGTGACTCAAAGAATACCGAATACGGATTTTGCTGTTTGGTATGCCCCTTCAGCAGGAGCTTGGAGGGATCTTATTGAGTACTATCCTCTTGAGATAGATGAGGAGAAACGAATTGCAGTCACTACGGTTTTTAATAACCGTGGTACTTCTGTCGAGTATCCTGAGATGTTGGCAACGCGGGGACGTGTGTTCACTACTAGTGGAACTTTCACTGGGCTGAATTATACGTTCCCAGTTGAGACGTTTGGCGGTTTGTGTATGGCGACGCTAGTTGGAAAGACACGCGGAATTGGGACGAAGCGCATTCCATTTATAGCTGGACATCATTTGGCGGGCAAGGGAATGAAAGGTGCTGCTGGTTTTTTAACACGAACGCAGATTTACAAGGCTTTAGAGCAATTGGAATCTAAAGGTTTGGTAGTACAATCACACTCTTCTGCTCCTTTGCGGACCCGTGCTATGGGCAAAGAATTTGGCCCTTTACATGCGCCTAATGGCAAATGCCCAACACATAACTTAGATGCGGACGCAAAGATCGAAATCCATGGTGGTCACGACTTACCCATCGGTTCGCCGACGAGTACCGTGATCACTTCTGTGATATCACCTGCTGTGGAACGTGTTATGGGTATTCCCAAACAACACGGGCCCCCACCGGAAATCGGCAATATCAGACACAAAGTTAATGATTTGCTTGAGAAGGTGGATACTGCTAGTGAGTTCGATATGCAGCTGCTGCAGAAAGCATATATAGATTATGGGATAGCACTGGCACGCTTGCCTGCTGATGAATTAGCTAAGCTGGGAAAGATTGATCTTGACACGAATTTGGCTGGTAAAGACGGGGTTATAGGATTGAATCCTATGAACTTCGCCACATCGGTCGGATTCCCATTGTCAGGACCTAAGACCCAGTTTGCCGCGAAGTCAGGGCGGTTCGTTCCTGGAATATCGTGTCCTCGTGACTTGGATCCAATGATAATTGAAGAAATGGAAGCTATGGAAGCTACCTTGGCGCGCGGAGAACGCATAAATACAGTTTTTAAAGGATCTCTAAAGGATGAACCGGTTAAGATCGGTAAGGATAAAGTTCGAGTATTCGCTGCAGCGAATATGGCGTTCACAATGTTGGTACGCAAATATTATCTCACATTATCTGCCCTTGTGCAGAGAAATCGTGATACATTTGAGTGCGCTGTGGGCGTCGTTGTTCAGTCCCCGGAATGGGGCCAACTATTTAAGCATATTGGCAAAAATGGTTGGGATCGCTGTGTTGCTGGTGATTACAAGAAGTTTGATGGTAGGATGAGTCCACATTGTATGTTCTTAGCCTTTAAGCTGTTGTTAGAAGTAGCTAAGAAGTCCGGTAAATATGATGCCTCAGATTTGCGCATCATGACCGGTATTGCAACGGAAATTACTTATCCTACTTACGATTACTTTGGTACTTTACTAACTTTCACTGGATTGAATCCATCTGGTCACCCTTTAACCGTCGTGATTAACAGTCTAGTTAATTCATTGTATATCCGATATGCCTATTATGTAGTGGCTTACGATCAAGGATGGTGGCGAACACCATTATTCTCTGATGTTGTAGCTCTCATGACGTATGGGGATGACAATATTATGACGGTTAAAAAAGGGTATGATGCCTTTAACCATACGGCAATTGTCAATGCGTTGGGTAAGGTTGGAATAACTTACACAATGGCCGACAAGGACCAGGAATCTACCCCATTCATTCATCTTAGTGAAGCTTCTTTTTTGAAGCATTTTGCTGTAGTAGATGAGGAATTGGGCGTGTATCGTTCACCAGTGGAAGGAGCATCGATCGCAAAGATGCTCCATACCCATAAGAGATCTTGCATATTAACTGCCGAAGAATCTGCCGTTGAAGCAATTCATAACGTCGCTTTGAAGTATTTCGAGTTTGGCCGGGAGGAGTATGAGAGGAGGAGAATGCAGCTGGAACAGGTAGCTGTAGAAAGCGGTATTGCTCACATGGTTGGGAACATTCCTGATTATGAGGAGCGGCTTAGCTGGTATCGAGTTAAATTCAATCTCGATGCCGCTGGCCAATAACTGTACCCTGCCCTCGGCAAGGCATAAAACTACCGTCTCCGGAACTATCCGTAGGTTAAGTTTAAAATAGTTGCGTAGGAGAAATATAACGCACGAACTAACAGTTTGTACATTGCTGTCGTTCGTGGACAGGCTACTACGTAGGGATTGTCTCCTATTTAGGAGAGGACTTCCCGGTCCGCAAAATACCACTCGCTACATCTCAATGATACACGAGGTGTGGATGATAAACAAATTGTATTTCTATCAATTGGTTTTTAAAAATTTTCTCGATTTTATTTAAAATCGAATTGTTGGAGGAACAGTCTGGGACTGTTCCTGGTGGAATTGAGCAACAGGCTCAAGCGGGCGCGCAACATCAAGTTGTTGCTTTTGCGGATCAGGACGCCGGTTGGGAAGCCGGCATGAATGCACAACCTGATCCGACGTTCAGGTTGTGTGATGCACCTGATGCATCATTGGGTGCGTTTTTAGAGCGACCCATTCGACAATCAGCACAGTCGTGGCTTGTGGGCCAACCATTTTTCTATAAATTCAATCCTTGGACCGCTTTCTGTAGCGATCCAGCTGTTCGGGACAAGATACGCAACTATAATTGTTTACGTATGAACTTACACGTAAAATTTGTAGTGTCCGGTACGCGATTTCATTATGGAAGGGCTTTGGCGTGTTACAATCCTTTCACTCTCAACGATAAGGTCACTGTGACCCGAAACTTCTTTAGTCAGGATTTGATTCAAGCTAGTCAGAAACCCCACGTTTTCCTTAACCCCACCAAGAATTCGGGAGGTGAGTTGCACCTACCGTTCTTCTGGAACCGGAATTATTTCCACGTTCCAAACAATTCATGGAGCGGTGCTGGAGAGGTTATCATAAAATCTTTCCAAAATTTGCTTCACGCAAATAATGGTACTGATCCAGTAACCGTTTCCATTTTTATTTGGGCTTCTGATGTTACGTTGGCAATTCCGACAAGCACTGATATTGCTGCCAGTCCCGTTGTGCTCACTTCTCAAAGTGGGCGCATGAAGATGGGTGAGGCCGACGAATATGGTGATGGCATTATCTCCAAGCCAGCAGCTGCTGTAGCTAATGCTTGTGGATTTTTTGCACAGATTCCTTCGATTCGACCTTATGCCCTGGCAACTCAGATGGCAGCAGGTGCTGTTGGTAATATCGCCAAGATCTTTGGCATGAGTCGCCCAGTTAATATATCGGCGATTAATCCGATGAAACCGTCACCGTGTGGCAATTTGGCGAACGTTGATGCCCCTGATACGGTCATGCGACTTACTATGGACAGCAAGGCGGAGGTGACTGTCGATTCCAGGGTTGTTGGCCTTGATGGTTCCGACGAGATGGGTATCGTAGATTACGCTTGTCGAGAATCCTACTTAACTCAAATTACGTGGGATCCCTCTAAGCCCATTGATGGCTTGCTATTTAATTCCTATGTGCGACCTGGTTTGTGGGATGTTTTGGGTGACGAAATTCACTTAACCCCAATGGCACACATCGGAACTGCGTTTGAATGGTGGCAAGGTTCCATAAAGTTTAGGTTTCAAGTGGTGAAGAGCGATTTTCATAAAGGAAGGCTCTTATTTCGGTGGGACCCTAATTATAACTCCTCAGTTGTTCGCTACAATACAGTGTATTCGCGGGTTGTGGATATCGCGGAAATGGAGGACTTTGAAATTATCATTGGTTGGGGACAACCCGAGCCGTTTCAACGTAATCCCGCACCCATTGTATCGATGCAATGTTTCTCAGCAACTCAACGCTTAGGGTATGAATCCATTTACTCGAATGGGATATTGGAAGTGTCGGTATTGAATGACCTGGTAGCACCCGGTCCAGAAAAGCCTGTCTTCCTTAATGTGTTCGTGTCAGCATGTCCAGATCTTAAATTGCTGGGGCCAACGGAGGAGAACATGGCTAATCTACATTTATTTCGTGCCGGCCTGGATCGTAGGGGTGATATAACCTCTGATGAACAAGGCGGACCTGATCCCGATTGTGTGACCTTACTTGATTCACAATCAGGTGTCATGCCTTTGACCGAGAATACGACCGTGGTAGATAAACCAACTGACACACGAGATTCTTTACATATCGGACCTACTGGTACTCCAGCGGACCCCACTTACTTGGTTTTTTACGGTGATCCTCCTTCATCATTGCGCTCGTTGTTAAAACGATATTCGCATACGCATGTGTGGTATCCCGTTCGCCCCACTACGAATGAATCATTTAGCGTAAACTTTCTTACCACCAAGAATATGCCTTACTTCACAGGATTTGATCCTGCTGGAGTGGACAGGACCACTGGTGGTCGGGCTGCGTCACTCGGAACCACTTGTTTCATCAATTGGTTTATACCGTGTTATGCTGCGATGCGTGGCGCGTTTCGCAGAAAGTATTGCTTTCATGGTTTTTCGCCACAGACTGTTTCCGTCGTCAGAAGGCCAACCCTTATTACAGGTAATGGTGGCTGGACGACAGCTACTTGGCCAATTAATTTTGGCCACAATACCGTTCAGGGTAATCTTTCTTTCGATTACTCCCAGCGCGTTGGTAACGGGGCTGCTGCGACCAATACTGGGGTGAATGACACCATAGAGGTGGAGCTTCCGTTCTACTGGGCAGAACGGATGGCTAGCGCACGCGCAATTAGCGCACAAAACTTGCAAACAAATTCTCACGAAGTGCGCGTGATGACTGCGAATTCAAATTTAAATAGGAGCGATGTACTCTCAATTATTCATGAGTATAGTGCTGTCGGGGATGACTTTTCCCTGCACTTCTTTACAGGGGTGCCTATTATGTATTCGTATGTTGCAAGAGGAAACGAGTAATAAACTCGTTATTTTACACACGACCCATTGGGGACGAATAAGTCGTAAGACTTCCAAATTCGTCGTTTCGTGTGTGTGGAAGTCGATGCTATAAGCTTAACCATAGTTTTATAGAAGTCTACAGGGTAGCCCTGTAGCACGGTGTTAGCGCATCGTGAGGCGATCCTCGACCCTTTCAGGGGTAGACTAGGTTTTAGAAACTTGTGAGGATCTCTCACAGGTGAAATTTTACTAGGCTACAACTTTAAGAGGTCAGACGTCTCGCACGTGTATGCGTGCAAAATGGGTTTTTGTCATAGTTCTATGATGAATTTTCCCATATTGCAGTATACCATAGAGTACCGTTCAT